CGGGCCAGGTTGAAGATGCCCTCTTTTTAAGTGTCATAACCTTGGGAGAGATTGAGCGTGGCATTCACTTGCAGCAAAATCGCAATCCAGCATTTGCTTCGGACCTGCGCGATTGGTTGGATAGCACGACTCTGCTTTTTGCGGACAGAATAATCCCCTTTGGGGCGCAGGATGCCCGCATTTGGGGCAAGCTATCAGCCAAACTTGGCAACAACGGTGCTGACATGCAGATCGCAGCGACAGCATTGGCCCATAACGCTATTGTGGTGACGGGAAACGCATCAGACTTTGAGCAAACCGGTGTGGAAATCATAAACCCATTTTGACGCACTCCTCTATGTCTTGGACACCTCCACCGGAGCAAGAAAGAGCCCGGCGAAATGCAGGACGTACAATCTGAAGGCTTTGATCTTGGCTTCGAGGGTGCCGAGGACATCCTGCGGACCTGGCGGCGCGGGATGCGGCCCGATCCGGATCTGACGGTGTCGCAATGGGCCGATAAACACCGCAAGCTGTCGTCGCGTGCCGCCGCTGAGCCAGGTCAATACCGGACAGCCCGGACGCCCTATCTGCGCGCGATCATGGATGCACTGTCGCCTGGCCATCCAGCGCAACGGATCAGCTTCATGAAGGCAGCCCAAGTTGGCGCCACAGAGGCGGGCAATAACTGGATCGGCTTTGTGATCCACCACGCGCCCGGGCCGATGCTGGCGGTACTGCCAACGGTAGAGATGGCGAAGCGGACCTCACGCGGGCGGATCGATCCGCTGATTGAAGAAAGCCCGGCGCTAAAGGAGCGCGTCAGTCCAGCCCGCTCGCGCGATGCGGGCAATTCGATGCTGTCCAAGGAATTCCCGGGCGGCATTCTGGTGCTGACCGGGGCGAATTCGGCGACGGGCCTTCGCTCGATGCCCGCGCGCTATGTGTTCCTCGACGAGGTCGACGCCTATCCGTCCTCAGCCGACGAGGAAGGCGATCCGGTCAGTCTGGCGGAAGCGCGCACCACGACGTTCGCGCACAGGCGCAAGGTGTTCATGGTCTCGACGCCCACGATCCGGGGGCTGAGCCGGATTGAACGCGAGTTTGAGGCGAGTGATCAGCGGCGGTATTTTGTCCCGTGCCCGCATTGCGGCCACATGCAATGGCTGCAGTTTGAACGGCTGCGCTGGGACAAGGGGCAGCCTGACACCGCGGCCTACCACTGCGCAGGGTGTGAGAAATCCATCGCGGAGCACCACAAAACAGAAATGCTGGCACAGGGCGAATGGCGCGCAACCGCTGTCAGTACCGATCCGAACGCGATCGGCTTCCACATATCAGCGCTGTATTCGCCGATCGGCTGGAAAAGCTGGGAGCAGGTCGGCGCGGGAGTGGCTGGCAGCGCAAGGCTCCGACGAGATGTTGCGCGCCGCGCGCAACACGCTGCTGGGCGAAACCTGGATTGAGAGTGGGGAGGCCCCGGAATGGCAACGGCTGGCGGATCGCCGTGAGATCTTTGCAGCGCAGATCCCTGCACGCGGCCTATTCCTGACCGCTGGGGCGGACGTGCAGAAGGATCGGATCGAAGTGGATGTCTGGGCCTGGGGCCGTGGGCTCGAAAGCTGGCTGGTGGATCACATCGTCATTCCGGGCGGACCGGATGATCCAGCCTGCTGGGATCAGCTGACAGCGCTCCTTGGCCAGACATGGGTGCATGAACACGGCGCTGTGATGCCACTGGCGAAGCTGGCCATCGACACAGGGTATGAGACGGCTGCCGTCTACGCATGGTCTCGCAAGCAGGGCATTGCGCAAGTTGCCCCTGTCAAAGGCATGGAAGGCTTCAACCGAACAACGCCGGTCTCAGGCCCAACCTTCGTTGATGCGACCGTGAACGGACGAAAGCTCAAACGTGGTGCGCGGCTTTGGACAGTGGCCACGGCGACCTTCAAGGCGGAGACCTATCGCTATCTCCGGCTGGAGCGGCCCAATGATGAAGACCGCGCCAGTGGCGTCTCAAATCCAGCGGGCACGATCCACCTGCCAGACTGGGCAGACAGCGAATGGCTAAAGCAGCTGGTGGCAGAGCAACTGGTGACGATCCGCAACAAGCGGGGCTACGCGCGTCAGGAATGGCAAAGATGCGCGAACGCAACGAGGCGCTGGATACCCGTGTCTATGCACGCGCCGCCGCCTGGATCCTTGGCGCCGACCGCTTCGATGAGCGGATGTGGCGGCAACTCGAGAAACAGGCCGGATCGAAACCGTGGTGGTCGCACCGAATAGCGAACCCGAGAAACAAAACAGCCCGCAAGCCGGGCGGATTGCCGCCCCCCGCAAGCGCGGTTGGCGGGTAAGCACGCCAAAATACATGGAATGATGGATCCCCAATGACCCTCGATGATCTCAAATCCCGCCACAGCGCGTTGCTGGCTGCGCGCTACAGCGGTACGCGCTCGGTCAGCTATGATGGCAAGACCGTGAATTACGGCACGGATGCTGAATTAGCGGCCGCCGTCTTCGACATCGAACGGCGCATCGCAAAGGCCGAGCCGCGGCCCTGGGCGGATCTCTCGCCCCCATGCCGTAAAGGACCTGTGATGAACTGGCGGCAGCGTCTCGGGGCTTTTGTTGGTGGCTTTGATGCAGGCCAGCATCATCGCCGTCTGCGCGGGTTCCAGGCGACGCGCGCCCATGTGAATGCGCTGATTGCGGCGTCTGGACCTGATATTACTGCGCGCGCTCGCTGGTTGGTGCGCAACAATGGCTATGCGGCCAATGCGGTTGAGAGCTGGGCTGCAAATACCGTGGGCGATGGGATCAAACCAATCTCGCAAATTGCTGACGCCGCGCGCAAGGAGGAGCTGCAGCGCCTTTGGCTGGCCTGGACAGATGAAGCAGACAGCGAAGGTCTGACCGATTTCTACGGGCTACAACGGCGCGCGGCGCGCGAAGTGGTTTCTGGCCGGTGAGGTCTTCTTTCGGATCAGGCCACGGCGCAGCAGCGACGGATTATCTGTTCCCTTGCAACTACAGATGTTGCCCGCCGAAATGTTGCCGCTGCACCAAACGGGAATTGCTGGCAATGGGAATGCCATCCGTCAGGGGATCGAGTTTGACCGGGTCGGACGCCGTGTGGCCTATCACTTCCTCCGGCGGCACCCCGGCGACAGCACCGATCCGGGACTTGGCGGGGGAGATCGTGCGCGTGCCCGCCTCAGAGGTCATCCATGTGATCGACCCCGTTGAAGCGGGTCAACTGCGCGGGGTCTCAAAGCTGGCACCTGCCATCGTGAAGCTGTTTTTGCTCGATCAATACGACGATGCCGAGCTCGACCGCAAAAAGGTCGCCGCGATGTATGCGATGTTCGTCACCTCGCCCGCGCCAGAAAACCCCCTTCTGCCGTCCGAGGATGACGACACGCTGGGCGGCTTCGAGATCAGCCCCGGCCAGGTTGTGCGGCTAGATCCAGGCGAGGATGTGACTGTGGGCCAACCTGCAGATTCAGGCGCGACCTATGAGCCATTCCAATACCGCACGCTGCTTCAGGTCGCTTCGGCGCTGGGCATTCCTTATCCATATCTAACAAACGACATGGTGAAAGGTAACTTTTCGAACTCTAGACTTGCGCTGATCGAATTTCGGCGTTCGCGTTTCGGCCTGGCAGCATTCGGTGATGGTCTTTCAACTGTGCCGTCCTGTCTATGCGCGCTGGATGGACGCGGCTGTGCTGTCGGACGCATTGGTTCTGCCCGGCTATGAGGTCGACCGGTCGCAGTTGCTTGCTGCAAACTGGCTCCCCACCAAGTGGGATTGGGTTGATCCCTTGAAAGACGCCAATGCCGAGATCGCCCAGATCGAAGCAGGTCTTAAATCCCGCACGCAAGCCATCGCCGAGCGTGGCTATGACGCAGAACAGGTCGACCGCGAGATCGCGGCAGAGCGCGAACGCGAGCGGTTGCTGGGGCTGGACTTCCGCCGCCCGGGATCACCCGCGCAAGGCGTACAAGCGGTGCCCGGCTCGGATGCAGATGACAGCGAAGACACCGACCCGACAGATGAAACCGATATCGCGGAAAACCCTCCGCGCAATTCTGAGGACCAGCCCTGATGCTCCATGCCCGCATTGCCACGCGCGCCTTCAACACGCCGCTGCTGGTTGAGCCGTCCAAAGCCATGGCGTTTCTGTCGGGGTTAGGACCGCGCATTCTCGGGCGACAGGTCGAGATGGTGGAGCCGGATGGCGCGAGCGAGGGCGGAGTGCTTCTACCCGCCAGCGCCAGCATCCTCGCCGGAAACCTCTCCGGACGTTTGCACCAGCATGGTGATGCACCCTATCCGGGTCGTGGACGGCATCGCCGTGATCGAGATCTCCGGCGTGTTGATCCATCGCGGCGGCTGGATTGGCCAGTCCTCTGGCCAGACCAGCTATGAAGGGATCGCAGCGCAAATCGACGCGGCGGCGGGGGACCCGTCTGTGCGCGGCCTTGCGTTGGAAATTGACAGTTTTGGGGGTGAAGTCGCGGGGATATTCGACCTCGCAGATCGCATTCGTGCAATTCGTGCCACTAAACCTGTCTGGGCTTTTGTAGCTGAACACGCTTTCTCTGCAGGATACGCGCTAGCCAGCCAGGCTGATCGCATTCTGCTACCACGTACTGGAGCCGTTGGCAGCATCGGTGTCGTCGTTATGCATGCCGACCTCAGTGACGAGCTTGATCAGGACGGTGTGCGCGTGACCTTGATCCATTCAGGGCGGCATAAAGTGGATGGCAATCCGTATCAGCCCTGCCTGATGCCGTTCGTGATGACATCCAGCGCGAGATCGATGTGTTGCGGTTCCTCTTTACGGAGACCGTCGCTGCAGGACGTGCGGAACGGTTAAGCCAGGAGGCCGCCCTCGCAACCGAAGCCGCAACCTACCGCGGGGCGGATGCTGTTGCCGCGGGTCTCGCCGATGAGGTCATCGATCTGCAGCGCGGCTTTGCTGCCTTCCGACAGCGCGTGGCAAACACGCCAACACTGACCCCCGCGCGCGCATCGCGTGCGACAGCACTCCAGTCCCGCAAACCAACCCAACCGAAAAAGGAGGCACAGATGGCCACCCAAACTGACACCACGGACAGCACTGCAGAGAATGATGCCTGAAGATACCCTGCGAGAAGAAACTCCCGATGAGGCAACAATTCCGCAGGATGGTCTTTCCACCGTCGGTGATGATCAACCTGCCGCCCCGGCCATGCCCCCTGCGGCACCCGCACCGCCGGTCTCGAACGCAGCGCAGCCGGGCAATCTGGCTGAGTTATCGGCAAAACTGCGCAACGAGGCCGCAGACATTGCCGAGATTGCAGCACAAGCTGGACGGCTTGGCATCGCAATAGACGCCGCAAAGGCCCTGCGCGAAGGCACGGCCCCCGAAGCCTTGCGCCGCCTGGTTCTGGAACGCGCCAGCGCCGCGGCGGATGCCCGCGATATCGTGGCAGCGCCGCCATCGCCGGTCATCCCCAAAAGCGCCGAAAGCCCGATCGTGGCCGCCGCTAAACGCGCGGCCTCTGCAGGTGCAAAGGGCTGAAACCCCTCACATCCCTGAAACCCTGCCACCTGATCCCCCGCCGCTCCACCCCGGCGGGGGATTTCTTTTTGCACCCAGATCACAAGGATCCCCCGACATGACCGTGCTCCGACAGCCCGCCACCATGGGCGATGTCCTCAAATATGAGGTAAACCCGAACTTCACCCGCGAGAGCGTGACACTTCTTGCGGGCATCAACTATCCCGTGGGCGCTGTTCTTGGCCGCATTACCGCCAGTGGCAAACACAAGCTGGCAACTTCGGGTGGCTCAGATGGCGCCCAAACGGCCGCGGCCGTTCTGCTCTACGCGGTCGATGCCACCGATGCTGATGCCACTGGCATTGTCATCGCGCGCGGCCCCGCCATCGTCGCAAAAGCCATTTTGGTCTTTGATGCCACCGTAGATGACGCGGCCAAGACCGCCACAAAACACGGTCAGCTGGCTGCGCTAGGCATCATTCCACGCGACACCGCCTGATCTGGCAACATTTAGCTGCCGAGCATCCCCCTGACATTTTTTTCCTGGAGTTTTTCCCATGACCATCACCCGCAATCCCTTCGACGCGGGCGGCTATTCGCTCGCAGATATGACGCAGGCCATCAACATCCTGCCCAACCTCTACACCCGCCTTGGCCAGATCGGCCTGTTTCGCTTTGAGGGCGTGTCACAGCGCTCCATTGTCATCGAGCAGCGCGAAGGGGGTGCTGAGCCTGCTGCCATCGGTGCCACTGGGCGCGCCCGCCACCGTGGGCACACGCGAACAGCGCTCGATGCGGTCCTTCGCCCTTCCATGGATCCCACATGACGATGTGATCCTGCCCGCCGACATTCAGGGCATGCCCGCGCTGGGCCTGTCGGATGCTGCTGACCCACTGGTCGAGGTGATGAACCGCAAGCTCACGCTGATGCGCCGCAAACATGCCCAGACCCGCGAATACATGGAGATGAATGCCCTGCGCGGTATCGTAAAGGATGGCGCAGGGAACCACGCTCTACGACTATTTCACCGAGTTTGGCCTCGAGAAGATCTCGATCGACTTTGTGTTTGGCACTGCTGGCACAAACGTGCAGGGCAAGGTGCGCAGCGTGCTGCGGGCTATGGAGGACAATCTGCTCGGCGAGACCATGACCACCGCCCATGCGCTGGTCAGCTCGGAATTCTTCGACAAGCTGATCAGCCACCCCCAAGACCGAAGAGGCCCTACAAGGTTCTTCTCGGCCACAGGTGGCCAGCCGCTGCGCGAGGACATGCGCCGGGCTTTCCTTTGCTGGCATTCTGTTCGAGGAATACAATGGGTCTGTCACGCTCTCGAATGGCACCTCCGAGCGGTTGATCCCCGCTGGTGAAGGGATCGCCTTCCCGCTGGGCACCTTCGATACCTTCACCACCTATGGCGGGCCCGCAAACCTGCTCGAGACCGCCAATACCATCGGATTGCCGCTCTACGCCCGCCAGATGATCGACGCCAAAGGCCGCTGGATCGATCTGATGACTGAAACCTCGATCTTGCCGGTGAACAAGCGGCCCCGCATGGCGATCCGCCTGCACAGTGGCAATTGATGGGTGGCCAGCTTGTCCGTGTTCACTGGTGTGATCGACACGCTCTTCGCGGACAACAACATCGCCCGTGATGCGATCTACATCGCGGGCGATGGTCCGACACAACTCGTCCGTATCGTCACACGCCGCGCGGATGACATCACCAGCTTTGGTGATGCCCGCATCTGGTCTGAGACAACCCGCATCGACCTGCGCGTGGCAGAGGTGGCGACCCCGCGTCCCGGCGATCGCCTTGAGATCGACGGCGACGCCTTCCTTATTCAGGGCGAGCCCATGCGCGATCGCGAACGGCTGGTCTGGACTGTGGATTTGAGGCCCGCATGAAACTCAATGTAACCATCACCCCAAACCTCGCCGCACTCATGGCCGCAGAAATCAAGGCTGGCGAAAAGGCGGTGACAGCGGCCATGCGCGCGGCTGGCACACAGCTCAAATCCGACTGGCGGGGCCAGATTACGCAAGCGGGGCTTGGGCGACGGCTGGGCAATTCGATCCGCAGTCAGACCTATCCAAAGGTCGGGGAGAGCATAGATGCCGCAGCGCTGGTGTGGTCGAAAGCGCCTGTGATCATCGGTGCCCATGACACCGGGCCGCTGATCCGCTCCAAAGACGGGTTCTGGCTGGCGATCCCGACAGAAGCGGCAGGTAAGGGCGCGCGCGGCAGCCGGATTACCCCAGGCGAATGGGAACGGCGGCGCGGTCTCCGGCTCCGGTTTGTCTATCGCAGGCGGGGACCGAGCCTTTTGGTGGCTGAAGGTCGGCTGAATGCACGCGGGGTTGGTGTTGCTTCGCGCTCAAAGACGGGGCGCGGGCTGACCACAGTGCCGATCTTTCTGCTGGTCCGGCAAGTCAAGCTGCGCAAACGGCTGGATCTGGCGCGCGATGCGAAGGCCGCGCAGGAGAGGATACCGGGGGCGATTGTTGCAGAGTGGGTAGAGGGCAGGTTTTGATGTAGTATTGGCTTCAACCAAGAGAGGCTCGTACATCCGCCATCGGGATGAAGACGCGGTGCGGATTGTCAGGATCACCAAGGGGTTGGAAGCCGAGTTCAGCATAAAAGTTCCAGCGGCGATCAAAAATGGCTGTCTTGGAGCACGTCGAGTGTGATGGCTGCAGCCCCCATCTGGTCAGCAATCTCAAGACAACGTTTCAAGGCATCAATGACGAGAGCTGTTCCCAAACCCATGCCTTGCGAAGCTTCGCGTACGGCGACAGCACGGATGTAGATGACCGGGATATCGGGGACACCGGCGCGCTGCCACTTTTTGGACCAAGATTGGCCCTAACGGCCATAGCGCCGAGTGTATAAAAACCGAGCACTGCAGGATCGTCACCATCTGTTGCGATCCAAGCTGCGACCATGCCGTCCTTGATTTGATCTGAAAGCGAGGATTTCAAAAAGTTATCGATGGGCGCAAATCCGCAAGAAAAGGCGCTGCGGCCATGCAGCGCCTTTTCAAACTTGGCGATTGTGAGGACGGGCGTGTCCGCTGAGGCCTCAGTCGGCATCCTTCAGGAGGCCCTTCGACGCTTCGGCGGCACGTGCCAGACCAGGCACAACCTTTCCGGGCAACGAC